CCGCTGTCGTATTTCCCCCCGATTCAGTATCCACAATTCAAAAATCCTATATCTCTGACTCACGCATTCAACGCGTTAGCGTTGATGCGTACAGCCTTTGGGAAATAATTCCCATCGGTAATCATACCTTGAGGTAACCTCAATGTCTCTGACTCTTACAGATGATACCCCCACCACCCCCGTGAACCGTGTGTTCGTCGGCGTGTCCTCCGATCCGTCTGAAACGGTTTGGAAGGATGTAACGACGAATTCCGGCTACCCGGTGGGTGCAGGAACCGCGAAGATGTCCGTCAAGGACAATCCGAACGGGTCCGTGAAGGTCACTCTCATTCTTAATACCAGGGAACTGGTAAAGGATGGCAGTGACATCGTGCTTCCGCCCGAGCTCTATTCCGAGAATTTCTCGAAACATGAGTTCGTGCTGTCGCCGAGGTCGTCGCTCCAGAACCGTAAGGATCATTACGCCATGGCCAAGGATTTCCTTTCGGATTCCAAGGTCCAGGACGCGATCCAGAGCTACATCCGCCCCACAGCGTAATGCTTGTGGGGGATTAACGCGGGTTAACCCCCGTCTACTAGGAGATACCATGTTAGATTCTTTCGACATGGCCTGCAAAGTATGCGGGTCAGAAGAGTTGCCTCCCCCCTTCTTTCACATGCAGTCTTCTGCTGAGAAGGAGGGGTATCACTTCGTCACTGTTACGCTCACCTGTCAGGTGTGCGAACACAGCGTCGATGCGAAGCTGCACGCGCAATGCGTGTGGAAGCTACTCAGACTGTCTCATCCGAGACAGAACCTCTACAGCGCGTCTTCGTATCCGAGAAAGGTCATTCGACCGTCAATCTGGAAAGATTGGGCGATCACTGACGATATCGATGCGGAGACGGCTGTTCATCGTTGGCATCGTCTCGAAGGGGCCATCGCTGGCTCCTTCCCTTCGTGGGCGTCCGACCTGGACGACTCGAAGGAAAATGACGCCGTTCGTGCACTACGCGGTCGGCAAGGTTTGTGGCCTATTGCTCTTGCAATGGCCTGGACCGAACCGAGCGTCGTCGTGTACTGGCGGGACGTCTTGAAACGGATGCTAATCGAAGCGTTATTGCTATCCAGTAAGCAGGGATAGCCACTAGGAGTCGAGTGTATGATGATCTCAGGTCAACTGGATCACCACGTCGAGTGCGCCAATCGGCTACTCGAGTCTCTCGACTGTCCCCGGGCCTTGTCAGTAGTGATACTGATGAGGCACGGGCAGTGGGATGACATTGCTCATCTTCAGATCAATCCGATGGACTATAACGACGCCGAAATGTTTTTTAGGGCGTATCAGTCCACGAAGCTTTTGTCAAAAGCTAAGTGGCTGCCTACGTCTATAGACACTAGGGCCGTTGCTGTCGGAAAGTTTGAAGAGTCCGAGGAGAAATGTCGCAACACGAACGTCATCTGGAAAGCCCACCGTCGGGGGGAATTAAACTTCCTCCGCGACTACGAGAGAATATTCCATTCTGCTCGTAGAAAAATCGGTGAGATACTAGGTGACGATCTTTATGGTTGGACAGAACTCTGTGACTTCGGACCGGGCGCGGATGGTTCTACGGTACGCGGTTTGACGGCCGCATACAATAAATTATCAAATCCCGGATCTGTTACTCCCGGCGCGTACCCATATCTCAACGTCTTCTCGTCTATTACTAGGCTAGGAGAGTTGTTTGTGGGGAACGTCGGAACTGGCAGGCTCGATTTAGAGCTTGCCAGGGGTAACAGGGTCACATTCGTCTCTAAGAATGCGAAGACCGATCGTCCCATTGCGGTGGAACCGCGATGGAACATATGGATGCAGAAGGGCCTCGGCGCCTACTTGCGTAGGCGCCTAAAGCTCTTCGGCGTCGACCTGGACGACCAATCCGTTAATCAACGGAGGGCGTCCGAGGGGTCGCGCACTGGAAAGTACGCGACCCTCGATCTCGCATCTGCCTCCGACACTGTCTCAAAGGACGTGGTACTGGGCTTATTGCCCGAGCCATGGGTGACCGTATTCGACGCGCTGCGTAGTCCCGCTTACTGCCTCAACGGCAAGTGGCGAAACTACGAGAAGTGGTCGAGTATGGGGAACGGTTACACTTTCGAACTCGAGAGTCTGCTGTTCTACGCCCTCTGCAGTGCAGTCCATCCGGACGTTACCGTTTACGGTGACGACCTGGTGGTACCTACAGGGTCAG